ATGTCAGACATAGTTGTTAAGGGTTATGTCTGTTGCGTCCGGGGTAGACTCGCGGAAAAAAGAAAACAAAAAACCGCGAGCCACCCCGAAACAACAACAAAACTAATTAGCCTACGTCGTTGGCGTCGTGCATGGCCAAGTAAATGTCCAACTCACCTGCGGTCAGCGCGGAAGGCGAACCGGAAGAAGAGTTGGTGAACTTGGCTTGCAGGGCGTCAGAAGCAGCGGCGAAAGTCCCGGCAAGGGTCTTGGGTGCTGCGCCGATTGCGGCAATGATTGGACCTACTGCGGTGACGGAAGTAGACTCGATGAAGTTGTTGGGGTCTCCATCGGTTCCGAGTTCGACAGCCAATGCGCCGGTTCCGGTCATTGCCGTGCTGACGTTGATCATCGCTTTCGAGATAACGAAGTCAGTAGGTGTGTCACCAAGGGCAACCGTGACGGTATCGGAAGAACCGGAGCCTTCGTCAATGTCGGTGAAAAGGATTTTCCACTTGTGGGTAAAGCCTTGGGCGCGTTCTTGGTTCGAGAGAACACTCTTGCGAGCGTTTGGTAATGTAACGTTGGTGTTAGCCATTTCTTAAATCTCCTTGATGTTAGATGGATTAATTGAAGAACCCGTGAGCCTTTGGCGAGTAGCAGGCAAGTCCGGCAATAACGTCTACAAAACCTCTGCGGCCTCCGCCTTGGTCTTCCAACTCGGTGGCAGACTCGGCTTTGAGCGAGTGCATTCCGACGTATTCGGGATCAACAAGAAGTCCGGCGTCAGCGTCGATGGTGTCCGAGCCGCTTGTGCGATTCACGAAAAGCGAAGGAACGATTGCAACGTTGCCGAAGTCACCTTCGTAGAGATTAACGGTAAGCGTGATCTTGCGAGACTCAGCGTCTTGGTTGACAACGTAAGTACCATTGGCTGCGGCAAGCTGACGAGAGAAGTTTGAGATCTCTTGCTTAAGGCTTGGTCCGGCAATCAAGGTAAGTTGGCCACCAGGCATTCCGTTGGCTTCGTAGAGTTCTTGAAGAACGCTGTTGAAGGTGGCTTCGGTTTGGGTTCCGGTGGTATCCGAAGCTACCGCCTGATAGGCAGCAGGAATATCGGAAGGTTGACCACCCGATCCGAGCCACTTGAGCAAGCCGCGAGTTTTGTAAGGCGTGCCACTTCCGGCTTCGGCCTGACGGTCTTGTGCGGAACAGAATGCAGACTCTATTGAACGCTTTACGTTGCGTACGGCTTTGCTTTCCGCATTTGCGAATTCAGATGCGACTCCTGCGGTGTCCACAAGTTCCTGTATATCAGACACTTGGAACGTATCTCTGAATTTCTGCACATAATTCCCAAGCCTTGCGCGATCTTCGGCTTGATTCTTAAAAGAACTGACGTCCTCGCCTTCCCCGACTCCCGAGAAGTCAGGCGTGGCCAATTTGTCTGCCTGCCATTCTACGAATGTGCTGGTTGCGTTGCCCTTCTTCATCATAGAGACGAGAGGGGTAGATTCCGGTTCGAGAACCGTGATGATATCGAGAATTTGTTCTCTATTCCCGGCGGTATTGTAACTTGTACTTGATGCCACTTTGGTATCCTCCTTGAATGTTTAAATTATGCGGTTGACCGCTTTAGTTTAAGATAGTGTTGGTAGTCTGCCATGTCCCCGGACTTATCGAATTTTGCCTTGGCCGATTGCAGAGCCTTCTTTCGTTGTGAGTTCTCCGTCCTTGGCTTGGCGGTTCCCGCTTCGGCGGATGCCACGGGAGCCTTGGGCTTGGGTTTCGGTTTACTCGTATTGACCTGGCGCGCTTGGAGTGCTTTCATCCCCTCGATCATCAAGCCGAGTGCAAAGTTGCCGTTCGGCAAATGCTCGACCAATGGTCTGTAGAGCGGATTGCTCTTCACCTGCATAAACAACTTGTAATCCTCGCTTTCGCCATCACTAAGGAAGTCGAAGGTTTGGATTGCGTGTTGGTCACTTTGCGTACGTTCCTCGATCCATTTCTGTCTCGCGGGTGCGTCCTTGCGGAGAACCTTACGAGCGTTTGCTCGAATTCTGCGAAGGTCGGCCTTGGTGTAGGTTTTGTCCCCATCCTTGGCCACGTACTCGTTCCCGTTATCGTCGTACTCAACTTCGTTCTCCAACCCTTCTTCGGCCCATTCGATGAGCGTGGTCAGGTTCTCGACTTCTTTGTTGAGTGTCTGGACGTCGTTCACGTTGTGGAGTGCATTGTCCTTGAGGAACGCAGGACTCTCGACTTGCACGGGTTCGGGCTTTGCTTGGGCTTGCGCCAGTAGCTCGGCATTCTCCTGCGCCAATGCTTTCTTCTGTGCGGTCAGATCGCCAAAGCGTTTGACTGCGCTTAGTGAAAGCGACTTTGCGAGTTCCTTGGTTTCTTCTTCGGACAAAGAATCCAGGTCAATGTTGTATTTTGAAAGAACGGACTGCGGATCGTTGGACTCGGATTGCTCCGATTCTTCCGGTTCCTCAGTAGACTGTGTTTCCTCCAATTCTTCGGACTCTTCAGCTTCTTCAGAAGGTTCCGTTTCCTCTTCGGGTGATTCGGGTTGCTCTTCCTCCGACTGAGCTTTCAGCAAGTTTGCCGCATACTCTGCCATCGTAAGATTCCCCAAATCGGGCGTTTCACTACCTTCAGCTTGGTCAGAGGTAGCAACTTCGGTTTCTTCGATTGATTCGACTGTCATATTGCTAGCGCTTTTGTCGCTGTTACAAATTGTAAGGCAAAACACCTTACAGGGCAATTCAAAACAAAAAGCCCCCTGCGAGTGGCGGACTCAACAGGGGGCCATACACATCCCCATATGCATGAAAATCAAAGTCTGTAGAAGGTATCGAGTTCTTCGTCTATGGCTTCGAGTTTACCGCACAACATGTAGTGCCTGTTCGTACACTCGATGACCTCCTTGACTTGGAGTTGACGAATTACTTCTTCGCGCATCGATTCGCGCATCTCGATGTATTTTAAAAAATTGGGTTCACCCTTGAGGAAGCTCAATGCTTGGATCGCTTCTTCGGGATCGATTTCGTGAAAAGTCTTTTTCTTGCGGGGCATATTATTTTCTTCCTTTCTTCCAACTTACTCGCTTGGGTCCGGTTTTGCGTTTGGCTACGCTCTTCTTGCATTGAGCTTTGGTTGGGCGACAAGCAGGATATGGTCGTTTGCTTTTTCCCTTCTTGGCTGATTTCCTGCCGCACGGTTTGCCCGTTTTGCAATCAACCCATCCGGTTCCCTTGTTTCGACCAAACCACTTGGTCAGCCCACCCTTTGCCCGTGTCATTTCTTTGCGGTTTTGTATTTCCCGCCACGCGCCTTGTAGGTCTTGGTCAACCACCCGGAAGCGTAAGCACTTGGCCAAACCTTGTACTTGCGTTTGGCCTCTGCTTTGACTCTTGCGTAGAGTTTCTTGTTTGTCGGTACGTTCTTAGCCATTTAACACTTCCATCTTTTGCGAGCTTGTCTAAGCCTACTGTTTGGATTCTTTGCGGCCTTGGGGAACTTTTTCATCTGTCCTGCGGATCTAGCGCAGTATGATTTTCTTCGCTTGGCCGCCTTACTACCCTTCTTGACTTTCCCGGTAACCGCACCCTTGAGCTTGCTACCGGGATTGTCACGACGGTATTTTGCAATGCCTTTCTTGGTCATACCCGCACCCTTCTTCGTCGGACGCTTGTGACCACCCTTGATCGTGTGTCCCTTCATGGGGTTACTTTCTTTTTTTGCGCTTAACGGTCTTGCGCATCATCTTACGTCCTCTCATTGTGCGTTCCTCCAACTTACGTGGTTCATGTCAGACGGGGTGTATTTTGCATAGTACCCCTTGGTTAAAATTTTCTTTGATGCGGCACTTAGGTCCGCAAGCGGTTGGATCAAGATCATTCCGTAAACCGGAGAACCGTTACCCTCGAATTCATCCAGGTTGTCATCACTTGGATGATCGGGGTGAAAACCTATTATCCAAATTCCCTTATGATCTTCGTTCTGCGAATCCAACCATGAATCAAAATCTTTTGCAGACATCTTGTCCCACCCCGTCCATGCAAAGACATCCACCGAATCTTTTTCGGGCGGATTGTTTTCTTTTATACGAACCGCAAGGTCAAGGTCGGGACCGACGTGGACACGCACCTTTTCGTTTGCCCATGCTTTTTTTGCATACGGACAAGGTGGTAGACCGGAGTAGTTTTCACTTGGCTTTTCAAGCACTTCGCTTGACCACGACCTGATCTCTTCTTTGATCAGCTTCTCTGCAATCATGCCGCGCTTGGGGTTTCCCCAAACTGTGTCGGGGCGGCTCCCAAGCGACCAATCGCCGCGTTCTCGCGTTGTTGAACTTGGAAGGTTCTTTGTTGAATGTAATTCTGAATACGCTCTTGCAACGCAGGATCTTCCTGTACCTTTTGAGTAACGTCGGGTTGAGCCAACCATTGCTGGAAGATTTGCAACTTCATCTCATGCGCGTCATTCGGACGAACGTTCGGAGGAACTCCCGCATAGATTTCCGCAATGGTTTGACGTTCTTCCTCAACTGCCTTTTGCGATGCAGTCTCCTTCGGGATCATGATGCTTTCCGCAGCACCGGGCAGGAGTTGATTGACCGCAATTTGTAGCAATCGTTCCGTATCAAGCGTACCGTTCCGGTCAAGGACGGGGGCAAGTTCGGCAATCGCTTTGGTACGCTCCAACATTTGAGCGGGGTCTTGCGAGGCCGCATCGAATTGGATGGAAAAGTCAAAGCGTTCGCCAGGATTGCCCTTGTTGAACTTTTGCAAATCCTGCATACCCGTGACCCGGAAGAATTCTTGATCGGGTCCGTATTGTTGGTAAAGACTGTAAACTTGGTCAAGGACTTGGCGAAGGTGATTGAATACCTTGTCGATCAAGAACTGTTGTTTCATCTGCGCCTCTACCGGATCAACGCCTGGTGCGTTCCTGCCCATGTAGCGGTTCACCTGCTCGA